TTTCAAATTCAGCTACTTCTTGTTCTTGCTCTTGCTCTTGTTCTTGCTCTTGAGCCACATTATCTGTTGATAGTGATTCTTCGTGCTTAACTAGCAACTCTTCTTCTATTTGTGCAACGCTTTTTGTTTCCACATCGCCCATTGCTCTTACTTTAATTTCCATTTTATTTGATTTAATTTTTTACAAAGTTATATAAAAATAATTGATATTTTAACGAGGTGTAAATTCACTCATATCAAACCCATCTAAACTATCTTCATTTGATTCAAAATTCATAGTTTTAGGTTGAGCAACATCAAACCCGTCTATGTTATTTTCATTCGATTGAAAGTCTTGAGGAGGTAAATTATTTTTTCGTTGGTTTATTAATTTTGATTGCTCAGTATTCTGTTGGCTTATTCTTTTAGACTTAGCAGTTTCTTTCTCATCATCTCTAACCTTCAGATTGTTTTGTGTAAGACCATTTAGTTGCATATTATAACCAAACTCTACAGCCATTAAGTCTTTTTTAAGTTGAGCCTCTGCTGTTAATTGTTGGATATTAAATTGAACCTCTGCTTCTTTTAATCTCATTTTTGCCTCAGACTCCATTTGTATCTTCTGCATAGCAGTTTGCATTGCTAACTCTTGAGACTTTAATTGTTGTTGCGCCTGCATTGCTTGCATCTGCATTTGGTCTTGACTTTCTCTATCTTGCTTTTGAGTTCTCTTCATCTTTAACAACTGATTAGCAAGCTTAAGGTTTCTTAACTCACGAATATCAATTGCATCTTCAAGATTTATATCCCCCTTAGATAAAGCCATCTGTACATTTGCTTCAAGCTGTGCTCTTTGCTCTTCATCAGGAGATACTTCAATAAAGATTCCAAAGTCATAAATATATAAATCCGAAATATCATTTAATATTGAAACATTATATTTTCCAATCTTATTTGCAAAGTCATCTTTGAAGTCTGCATACTGTAATATATCTCCAACTCTATATGTTAATGCTTCTGCTAAACTCCTATAGATATACAATGCTCCTTCAAGGATATGTCTTGTAGCTGTATTTGAATTTAATGCAGCAAGCTTCTGAACACCAACCAATGAGTTGGGGTCAGGAGTGCTTCCATCTCTTGCCTCATTCAATCCTGTTACAGAACGAATCATATCCATATAATGATTATAGTTAGATATGAGCATTTGAGTTTTACTTAACCCTGAATTTGAAGTTAATTGAGTAATTGGAACTTTAGCATTATTGTAATCACCCTCTTGAGTATAACTTCTTCCGATGACACTACCTGTTTGGAAATACAACCTTAATGCGTCTTCAGGATTATATGCAGCACCCGTTCCTAAATCAACCTCATTTAAACCATCGGCATCAATAAATACACCATCAGGTACCACCCTTGCAATAACTTGCTGTAACTTCAAGTGTGTTATCTGTATCAAATCTGCAAATGGAATCATTCGTCTAACTAAAGACTCAATGTTTCCTTTATACATACGTGGAGCGTTAGCAACATAGTTTGGAAGAGCGTGCTGAGAAGTTGACTTGGGTCTAACCATGTTCTCTGCCATCTCCCACTTTATAATTATGTTTGTTCCCATAACCATTACCCCGTCATACCAAACATCAATTGTTTTCTCAATCTTAACAAAATTGTTCTCTTCCATCATTTCAACCGGAGGGTTGAATGTATCATCTTTTTCAATCACTCTAGTTCCACCACCCTCAAGTAGTTTCTTTTTATATACTATTTTCTTTGTTGTCTTGTAATTAAAATAAAGCAACGTACAAGTGTCTTTATAAAAAAGACTATTCTCATAAAATTGAGCTACATTATAGTAATCATACCAACCTTGACTGCTTTTAGATATTTTATCTAACTCTTCTTTCTTTAAAGAAGGCTTGATTTTTAACAACTCTGAAATTGGAAGTGTTTTTATTTCACCCCAATAAAAGCAATCATCAAAAGTTGGAGACTCTGTATAACTATAAACTACATTTGCAGGGTCTACATATGAAATAGAAACACCTGTCCCTAATAGAAACTCGTGCTTTGCTATACCAATACCTATTACCGTCAAATCATAGTCTACTCTTTTTCTAATGTCTTGATAATGGTTCTCATCAAATATGGTATTAATAGCCTCCTCTTCAGCAATCTCAATTGCAGGCTTATAGTTTAACTGCATAAATAATGCTAACTCTTCATCTGTCTTTGGAAGTTGCTCGGGAGGCATAATAAATGGGTCAACTCCTGTTTTCTCTTGGATAATCTCAAGTGGAACCTTAGCTACCATTTGACCTTCAACCATATCCTGAAACTTACTTCTCTTTTGCTGAGACATTGCGTCTTGAGAGTATGCCTTAACCTTAAATAATCTATCAGACATTCCATTAACTACAATGTCCACAAATTTAGGAAGTATAGGCACAGGTGTCCAATCTAAATTTAAGTATGATAAATCACCATCTATTGCTAGCTCATTTTTATATTTTGCTATGGATTGTTCCCCCCTTGCGTACAGTCTTAGTCTATGAAAATCTTTCCATTGACTATAAAATCTACATGACCCACCATCCTTTCTAAACCACTCATATTGAATAGCTTGTCCAACTTGGAGTCCAAATTTTTCTGTTGCTTTTTCGCTGTCCGTTGCTAACTGACTTGGGAATGAAGCAGAGGTTATATCTATTATCGTATCTTTCATTCGATTAATTGACTGTTGTTTCCATCATTACTGTATCTTGCAAAGGTAATGCTAATTTTTGATTCTTTTTTCTCAGGTATATATATATGTTTTTGATTTGCCATTATAGCCAATCCGGAACTAATTGAAGCATCAAATTTTGTTCTATCATTTATATCAAATTTAGCCCAATCTTCTAATGTTCTAGTAAATGGCATCGTGCCTATCTCATCTGAATCTCTATACGTTCCTACTAAATCCATACCGATAAACTTTTCAATATAAGATTCAATAGCTGATGCGTGAGATTGCTTTACATCTTCAGATGAGTTTGGTATACCACCAAGCTCCCGCTCTGTCTTTGATAACTTAGAGTACAACTTATCAGGCCTGTTCATACAAAATCCCCTGTACCCTCTATTTTTAAAATGATACAATAGCCTAGGCTTATTGTTCTCTATTAATATAGGCATACCATAAAAAATGCAAGCCATCAAGACCTCTTCGAAAAATATCTCTGCTGTTTGTGGTCTAGCCACATACTCTAAGAAAAATTCATTTACAGGAGCCTCGTCCATATGGAACTTAGTCATGCCATGCAAAGACCCATTAGACCCTCTGCCTCCAACTACTGCAGATATATCGTAGGAGTCACATCCAAATGAACCTATATGCTCATTGCCAGGATGGTATATTCCGTTTCTATTATATACATTATTTTGGAGTCCCTTTTGAGGTATCCAACTTACCAAAAACCTACCCCTATTGTCAGGTGTCCAAACAACTTTAGTATCTTGAACACCATCTAACCAATGGAAGCTTCCACGAGTAGTATGATGTCCTTTTATTGTTGAGTCGTTGTAATCTATCTGTTGGTATATTTTTGTAAGGTTGAATATTGCCTGCTTACTTTCATCTCTAAAAGCATGTGACTCTGTTCTTGGAAATTGGCGATAAAATTCATTTAAAGCATCAGCATCGCTTTTTAAAGAATTTACCTCAGCTTCCCAATAATCAATAGCTCCATTTTTTATTAGCAATTTATCTACACCCATAATTGGGGATTCAGGAGCCTTGAATACAGGCCAACCATATAAGTCTATAAAGCCTTCCATATTCCACTCCATAGGTATAAACAAAGAATACAATCCACTTTTTGTTTGACCATTTGCATTTCTATGAGAGGTATTTGAGTCTTCATATATATCCTTGAAGTTACTTCCTCCTTTTGACAAAGCATTTGATGTAGAACCCATCATACACTTACCAATAATTTTAGACCCCAATCGTAGACAAGTTTTAGTAACCCTCCAATTTTCTTTTATGTTATTTGGCTTAGTCCATTTACCTGATTCATCATGAGCTAAAAATAATAACTTTTCCCCATCATAAGAGTTATCTTCTGTATTCTTCCAATCTATAGTTGTATCTAATCCATCAAGGTCATTAGCCTCAGCATTATACATATTTTTCTTGGTAATCTTAGATGCAGGTATTCTAAATGCCAATTCAGTTTTTGGCTTATCCATTCCATCCATAATTGGCTTAAAGAAAAATGGAAGCCTACTATTAATTGGAACAACCTTATCTGTAAACATTTTCTTAGCATCTGCCCCTGTCTTTGACAGGATACCAACCCTTGCATCTCTAGCAAGAGTTCCTACATTGATACATTCTGAGGATGACATAAAAGAAAAACCTGACCTTCTTATTTTTAGATATATCATTCCAAAAGAACGAGTGTCAGCACGACAAGCTTCCCAAAAAATCCAATAGATTCTATTTGCTTCTCGAAAATCAGGATATCCAACATCAATACTTGCCCATTGCAAATACATATAATGGGACCCTGTTATATATGTGGGCACCCCATTATTATAGAACCAAAACCCTGCTTCTCTACAATCAAATTCATTCTCAATATAATCTACCCATCTGTCTTTAAACTGAGAAGGCATTTCATTCCAAATAAAAATTGATGGTATTTTTAACAACTCTCTTGGCAACTCTTCTCTTTGCCAATATTGTTCAGCTTTAATTTCGCTTCTTTTATATACCTTATCAGGTACAGGTGGCAGACCAATGTTTATTCCTGATATATTTACTATCTGACCTATTTGACCATTTTTTGATATTACAACAATATCATACTTCTCATTATATCCGTATATCCAAGACCTAGCCCTATTCTTATTGGACATTACCGTTTGCGATACAAAATCTTTTTGTATGCTGTATATATTATTTTGACCTTCTTTCAGCGAATCCTTGTTTAGTATCTGTTTTACTTATTCCTTTCTCTAAAGACTCTATGCCTTCTCTTTCTGATTCTATTCTATTTAATATCTCGAAAGCATCAAATATCGCTAATTTTTTTGTCATAGCAGCGTTCTTTAATCTATCTGCTGCCAACTCATCTTCAGAGTCTAGCTTTATAATATCTTCTTCAGCTACTTTTATTAACTGCTCAACTGCTTTATGCCCTGCAGCTATTATCTTTAATTTTATTTCTTTAGTTGTCATAGTTTCATTGTTATCTGACTATCCATTATCCTGTACATCATAACATCATCAACAGTAAATTCATATTCGCTGTCGGGAGAAAAGCATACCATATCCCCCTTATTTATTCCCTTTGAAATTAAGTAATCATTTGGATATAGCATTTCACCCATCAATGGCTCATTGCTAAAAGGCTTCTTTATATAAGAGTCAATAGCATCTATTGGCTTTACAAAACAATACTTATCATAAGCATTCCACACACCATCTTTTTGGTACATGAAAAATTGGTCTAGTTCAACAAAAAATATGTCATCCTTAAAAAAACTTTTTCCGCTTTTTTGATTACCCTTCATGTCATAATAGAATTTAAAAACATTATGATGAACAAGTAATATATCTCCGGGTGATATTGGACCCGAATACCCTAATGGTACCTCTATTACTTTAGCAAGTCTGTTTGAAGATATATAGTCTTCTTCAGATGTACTTATAATAACATCGAGTCCACTAATGGATTTTGTATTGTTGTACCTTTTATTTATTAAAGACTCAACAATAAAGTAAAATGGTGATTTCATTAATAGAATATATTATATTCAATAGAAATTGGAATGGTATGTGTAAATTCTTTCCACAAAAGTATTTCATTTGCTTCGTTGATGATATATATTTTTATAGACTGAGTTGAATCCTCAAGCTTTATTATATGTATCTCGTTAGTATCATTTAAGATTTTTTGCCCTACAATATAATGCATTGCCCCCCCCTTATAATCAGGACCAATAGAAATTTTTCTTATTTCCATGTGAGATTAAATTAAATAACAATTCTCACAAGACCTGATGCGTCTCTGAATAATTGACCTATAACTAAACCTCCTGCTAATGCAGCAGCATTACCAGCATAAATTGGTAATTGTAAAACAACACCCGGTAATAGACGCAATATGTTAGCTACTAAAAAGTTTTTAGTTGCATTGTTTGACGTTACCTCTGTTCCAATTAGTATATCACTTAATTCAGGTACAACTACATTATATGTGCTTATCTTTCCCATCTTGTTATTGTTTTTTTGTTACTTCTCCCGTCTCAATGTTTATTACCGCATCATTGCCGTACTTTTCCATTAAGGTCTTTTCGTGTTTTGTAAAAACATCCTTGATACCATCTATGTATTTTATCAAGCTATACTTTTGCAATTCTAAATCACCAAGATTCATTTTTGCTTTAGAAAAATCACTATTCATCTCTCTGATGTTTTTTAATTCTTCGTCTGTTACAAAAATAACATCTTGAACATCGTTGTTTTCTATCTTACCCATTTTATTTAATTTAAGTTAATTTCTTACAAAGATAGTATTTTTTTAATAAACAACTTCCATAGAAAAGAAAGAAGCACACCTGTTGCTAATCCCCAAAAAAACAACTGCCAATTAATGCCACGTTTTTCTTTTGCTCTTTGCTTTGAGTCCTTATAAATATACTTGTATTTTAATACATCTTGTTTAAGTACCTTGGTCTTATAACGATACTCAATTCTAGTTTGCCATCTAGTTTTAGGTATGTAAATATTATTAAACTTAATTATAGTATCTTTAGTAGTCACATACTTCTCCCATACAATAGTATCATTTATTATTACAGCAATAGAATCGATTGTGTTTATCTTTATAGTGTCGGCGTCTTCTACAACCTTTAAGCCATGCTTTAATGCCTTCTTATAGTGGTATTGAGCCTTTCTAGCCTCTGAGCAACCAACAAGTAAGCACAGGGCTATAAATACAGATAATAACCTCATTATTTCTTTTTAAAAAAGTTTCTTTTTTTATCTGCTCTATTTGCAGACTGAGATTGAGATATTGTTTTTGTCTTAGATACATGAGCGACATCTTTACCATCATGGTTCCCTGCCGTTCCATTCTTTCTATTTATACGTTGAAGGTCTCTCCTATATTCTCTACGTTCTTCAGTATCTTGATACTTCATGTCGTATTTAACCTTCTTCTTCCTTGCTTCAGGATTTTCATGATAATACTTTGCCGTTTTAGACGTGCCCTTAGTTGTACCTGCTAAAAAATTTCTCATCTCCCTTGTCGTGTATATGTCTTCTTGTAATTCTTACTTGACTTTAAAGTAGAGGTCTTACTCTTTGCATGAATATTTGCACGCTTAACCTTTGGTTTTACTTTTTTTGTTACGTCTAGTTTAATCTTTGCCATTATAATTATTTGTTATTTTACAAAGGTAATTAATTATTTTACTTATCTTTTAATATTATACGGTAACCCTTGCATGTTTTATTTTTAGAAAGAGCTCTACAAACTGATGATAAATTTACCCCTATATATTTTGATGCTGCAGATTTAGAAATAAAATCAAGGCTAACACCTTGTTTTTCCAAAATAACTTCTACTCTATTTTTTTTATTATAGGCTGCTTCTTCTTTAAAACTTTCACTTCTTTTTTTACCTGTATTTATTTTGCTTATTTTATCTTTTGTCTCTTGTGTGTGATTTTTACCATACATTCTATTATTTACCCCTGAGTTCTTTTCCTTTAAAAATATTAAAACCTCCTCTTTACTTAATCTTTTTTGATTGTGATTATTAGACAGTTTAATATAGTTTGGAAAACCTAATGATTTTAACCTATAAATTATGGTTTTTTCATGTTTACACAATACCCTTGCTGCTTCTACTATACATTTGTATTCTACCCCATCTATCTCAACCTTCTCTCCTATACCATACATTGGATTCTCATTTCCTAAAAGTATATCTCCTCCTACTGTGATATTTGATAAGCATCCTGTATTATCACAAATTCTTCCATACAATTTAATAAATTCTCTTTCCTTTTCACAGGCCTCTTCTTTAGATAGACCATCAAAGAGTATTTCTATACGATAAGATGTTTTGTTGATAATTTTTTCCCATAAATTATTTCTTCCATCTTTTTTAAAAGCTCTTTTTATGGATTGTCCAATACCAATATAAAATGGCTCATTCTTATCATTTCTGATATGCCTATACACAACCATCCTTAAGAGACTTTAACATTTCTATTAAATTAGGTTGCGGAAAAACATCTGACTTATCATGACGAACAGAGTTATGGGTAAATATTCCATTCTCCCCTTTTAAAGCTCTCTTATCAATATCGAAAATTACATCAGCATACTCCTTACTAATTCCATAAGTATCGCATAGATAGACTAGAAGCTGTCTTGTAGATTCTATTTGCTCATCAGTGTATCTTTGCCACCAAATATGCCCTTTGTACTTACTTTTTAATTCAGTGATTTGCGATCTGTCTACCTTACCTCCAACATAGTTATAGAAGTATCCGTTTCTTTTGGCAAGTGGACCATAATTGCAAATTTCAATACCTATAGATATTTTATCTAAACTCTTATAATCTACTCCCTTTTCTGCAAATACTTCGGGTTTCAATCCAAGGTGGTATGCCCAATGCTTAGAACTGAACAACTGAACTATCGTTCCATCTGCTCCAATAACAAAAGCTGTTGCAACCCTACCTTCCTTTTGTTGGAAATAACTAGCAACCGAAACGGCACTTGGGCCTCCGGCTGTATGGTGTAAATAGATTTGTTTTTTCGGATGTTCTTCTTGAAAAAATTGGTCGTTAGATAGACGTTTCTGAACTATCTTGGTTATGTCTAATTCCATTGATATCTGTTTTAATTTCTTTTGCTCGTGCAAACAAGTTTTTCATTCCTTGCCAAATATCTATACCTTTAACCGCTTTATAGTTCTCATTGATTGACATCACTTCTATTGATACCAATACTAATGAAAGTATTTTAGTTAGCATTAAAGGTACTGAAAAAAACTTCATAATAATATCATTTAAAATCCAAAAATCTATCAGGTAGAAACCAATCACTGCAAGTTCATATAAGAACATTTTTGAAACAATAGCAGATAACCTACGTGAGGTAATAGCTATTTTTAACTTTTTAGACTTCCATATTCCCGTTAAGGTATCTACTACAATAGAAAAACCTATTAAAAAAAGTATACCTGATATAGGTAAAAAGAAAGCTCCTATCACTGTTAATAATTGTAAAGATGATTGTTTAATTGTTGCTAATAATATTGCTAGTTGCATTCTCATAAGTCTAAGTTTTCGATTGAATCAGTAAGTGTAAAAGCTAAATAGAAAAAAAAAGTTATTCCAAGAAGATTTATATAAATTTCTCCATTATTTAACATCATTGAAAATGAAGCAAGAAAACCCATTATAAAATAAAGAATTACAAAATAATTTTTTTGCATAACGCTTTAAGTTTATTTTATTGCTATATTTATTCCTATCTGTATCATCACCAAAGAGCTATAATATCTGTTACAGTTGTAAAATCAGGAATTACCTTTATCACATGAACAGGAATAAACGTACCTGCTTGTAATCCGTTAAAAATAACAGTATCTCCTCCTGCAGTAACAACCTCAATATTTCCGGGTGCTCCTGCATATAAAACACAAGGCTCAATTGAACCTGAAAAATTAGTTCCTGAATATAATGTATACTTATCCCCTATAGTCAAGAAATTAGCATTTAGAGATAATACCGTAGCACTATCTACCTTTGTAACCATTGATGCATTAGGAGTAGTTGTGTTATACACAATATCGCCTACCTGAACACCTAATGCTATGAAGTCTTTTGTAGCGTCTACAAGCTTATTTGCAAGAGTTGCCGTTGCCGTTCCACTTGTAATAGCTCTTGGCATAGGAATGTTCGTTCTATTAGAAGGGATAACTTTTAACGCTCTACTTGTTTGAAGTTTTAAATTTGGCATGGCTTATTTTTTTTTAGCATTTTTCATAGCTGCTTGTGCGTTTTTCGCATAATTATTTCTTGCGCCTGCAGTTAAGTTTTGATTACTAGCTTCTTTAATATCAAAAGCTGTTTTTTTACCAACCATCACTTTAGGAGCGGCTTTTTTTGCAATAACTTTCTTGGTCTTCATAATATTATTTTTTACGATTAAACATTTTATTTACAAGTAAATTAGGATTGTTTAATGCCTCCTTTCGTTTTTCGCATCCGCAATCTTTACCTACAGCTTTTGAAACAGTATTTACTGCTTTTTTAATACCTGTAGACGTTGTTATTTTTTCAATAACATCTCCTAACCCTCTAACATTTTTCATTTATATTATTATTTAAGTGAAGTCCATCTAAACTTAAGAGATTCAGTAATATCTTCTGTTATTACCACACCTGCAATATACCAATCTAAAGACCAATCAATAGGGGCAAGATATGTATTGCTAGCTAGCTGTGGCACACCATCAAATATAGCAGCATCATATAATGCTGATGATGACAAGATTGCATTGTCACTATTTGATTGAAATGTATTAACAATATCAAAATAGTAAACTTCTTGCCCATCTATTACAAAAGACTTGTCTAGTTTTATTGTTTTCTGAGCTGCTGCTGCTGTTCTTGCTCCTGCAATTTTAATTGGATTACTGCTATTATTAAAAGGAGTATCAACAATTTGTAATACATCTGTTAACCATAGCTCATATGTAAACCTTGCTGCAGTAGTGCTTTTACTTAATTGTCCTGTTAAGTCCAAAATAGCTTTAGTTAGACTATTATATGTATTTGCAGGGATAGTAATATAATCAACTACATATGAAACAACCGGAACGACACTCAGTAATGGTGTGCCATCAATTGAAGCAAACCCTTGTCCCGGTAATCCTTGTATACCTTGTAACCCTTGAATACCTTGAACGCCTTGAGGACCTGTTGCACCTGTAATTCCTTGCAATCCTTGAGCACCCGTAGCACCTGCTAAACCCGTGGGGCCTGTAGCCCCTGTTAAACCTGTTAATCCTTGAGGACCAACTAAACCTTGAGGACCAACTAAACCTTGAACACCTTGAAGACCTTGAGCACCTTGCTGACCAACTGCACCTTGCGATGCAAGTAATGCCCAATTAGTAGGGTCTAAATCAGGAGTAGTAGGAACAGGTCCAATATTATTTATACAAAAATAAGAAGCACCACCATATCCTACTGCATCATCAACTACATAAACACCTAAAGCGCTCCAACCACCTTGCCAATTTAATCCGGCAGGACCAACAGGTCCGGCTGCACCTTGAGAACCTTGTAATCCTTGCAATCCTTGAGCACCTGTTAATCCTGTTAAACCTATAGGCCCAACAGCTCCTGTTAAACCTTGAAGGCCTTGAGCTCCCGTAGCACCTACAGCACCTGCAACTCCCTGAACACCTTGAGGACCTGCAACTCCCGGAACCCCTTGAATACCTTGAACTCCTTGAGCTCCTTGAACAGAACCAATAGTATTAATAAAGTCTTGCATTGTATATGCAGCACTCTCTGCATTTATTATCTCTGACCTTCTCTCGTCAGTATTTACATTTGGAGAAAATCCGATAAATTGTTCTGAACTTGGGATAATTGGCATGGTTTGTTTTTTTTATAAAGTTAGCAAAATTGTTTGTCTGTTATTTTTTACAAAGGTAATGAAATTATTTTATTTTTTTTTAATGTTTTTATTTAAGATAAAGCAATGTAAGTACCATTAACATAAGCCTTACTAATTGTAGTTAAGGCAACAGGTGTACCCTGTACCCACAAACCTTCTCTTATTGGTGAATTGGCGCCTCCACTTTGTTTTAAATAATGTAAATCTAATACTGTAGTTATTCCGGATGTATCAGCATTTAATATTGTATGACCTGTACCTGTATCAGGACTAATATTTGGGTCAGCCCAAATCCATCCACTAAAATGATTATAAGCAAAAGCAGGTGTAAATGGCAATTCTACTTTATACTGACCTGTCCCAAAATTAGTAACAGTTGTAAAATCAATTTCTATTACAAAACTAACTAACAACCCTGATTTTATATAATAAGAATTATATGTAGGATAATTTACACCACTCCCCGTAAAAGTCATTCCTGTTGCCTGAAATATTGGAGAATACCTTATGTATGTTTCTAATCCTGAAGTACCACTTACTCCCTGAATACCTTGAATTCCTTGAGGACCTTGTGGACCAACTTGTCCGGGACCAATGGTGTCAATAAAGTCTTGCATTGTGTATGGCTCGCTGTCTGCATTTACTAATGCAGACCTCCTCTCAGAAGTGTTTACATTTGGCGAGATTCCAATAAATTGTTCCGTGCTAGGTATAATTGCCATTACTTATTTCTTACAAAGGTAATGAAATTATTTATTTTTTTTAAGCTCTAATTTGCTTTTGTACACCGTTAACTCTACAGTTTAAAAGACCTGCAAAATTACCGTCATCTTTTTGAGATAACTCTACACAAATCAGCTCATAAACATCTGTATTAGTTAATACAGGAACCATTTTATTATAAAAAGCTTTCAAATCAGTTGAGTTCTTAGCTGTAATTTTTTTTGTTCTCTTATCTTCAATGTCAGACATAACTGAAGCCATAGCCTTTCTATCAAATGACATCATAATAGACTTTTGCTCTTCTGTCATCTCTACTTCTAGTATTTCTACCCAAGTACCTATTTTTGTTGATTTAAAATTTTTCATGTTATTGATTATTTTGATTATTTAATCCATCTATACACAATACAGTTCTACCTGCACCTGATACTGTTTGAAACGTGCTTATTGGTGATGTTAATCTACAATAGTATAACTGACCTGTTAAAGTACCTGATGCACCACCAAAAGAGTCAAGTGATCCTTCGCAATTAGAGAATACTCCTGAAGCACCTCCATCACCTGCAAATGAACCTACACCACCTATGCACCTTCTAAATGTTCCTGTTGCAAGACCATATCCCCCAAATGAATAAGCAAATGTAGTATCACGGCTTACACAATTAGTAAACGTACCACCTGCATGACCATTTGATGCAAAACCTGCGTCTGAAGATAAGCAATCAGTAAAACTTCCAAATGCAGTTAAACCTCCAAATGACGCTTGACCTCCTGTACATCCAATAAATGTTCCTGATGCATCTCCACCGGAACCACCAAATGAATAGTCACCACCTACACAATTAATAAATGTTCCACTTGCCGTGGTAAATCCACCAAACGAATAGTCACCACCCTTACAATTTTCTATTACAATTGAAAGCAAAGAGTTTCCAACAAAGAAGTTCTTAGTTAATACATCTACCCCCTTAACAAAGGTATCAAATGCTACTACTGCAATTGCACCTCCTAGATTAGAGTTGAATATTATACTTGAATTACCATCTAAAGAAACTAAGTCAATATAGTCGATGTTCATTACAAATGAAAATCCACCAAAATTATAATTTCCCGGAGCTGCTATAATAGTTATTCTATTTGTTGCTGATGGAGACATAGTTTGAGCAGTAATATAAGCCGCCTGTAACTCTGCTGCATTTGCAACATCTGTTCCGTTAGCTTGTACAAATACATATTGTGTACCTACTAATGCACCGCCACCTGCGTTTATAGTGTCGATGAAGTCTTGCATTGTATATGGTTGACTCTCTGCGTTTATTAATGCAGACCTTCTTTCAGTAGTGTCTAAAGTTGGTGGAAAACCAATGAATTGTTCTGTGCTTGATATAATTGCCATGATTGTTTTTTTTTACAAAGATAATNAAATTATCTTATTTTTTTTGCNGTGTTTGTNTTAGGGTCATAAGTGAATTTACTTGTTGGCTCACCTGTTCTTTTAGATGCCCTATCCTTTGCTCTTTGAGATGCAGTCATTGCATTTCTTTTCAATCCCTCTTCAGTAAATGTTCTTCCATCCTCTTTTAGATGACCTCTTTTTTGCAAAATAGCTATAGCTACTGCCTTACTGCCAACTTGATTCGCTAAACGATCTATTAGCTGATTGCTTCCCATAAATTTTTGAGTTGCCATATCTTTATACTTTAGAATAACATGCGTCTTTTGGCATTACTTTTTGGTTTTTTTATTGGCAACATTTGTGACAACTTTACCTACATTCCCCTTTAAGAATTTCATCTTACCGTCTAATGACTTCTTAGACTCGTATTGCTTTGCTTTCTCAATTATTTTTTTCATCAGTATTTTCCTTTGCGATTACTTGGATTAGGAGTAGTTGCTCCACCCGGGCCTGCCCATAGATTTTTGCAGGCCCAATATCTTGGTGTTAACTTGTCATTTGCTGTATCACAACTGTGTCGTGCCTTAAAACTTTTTCTCGCTACAGGGCTATAGTTATTACCATAACCCTTTGCGCCAAAATGAAGAAGCTTCTCAACACCATTGCTACAGGCCTTGACCATTTTCTTTTTACCCGGCCTATTTGAAGGAACCGGGCTATTGCATTTCATATTTTCTTTAGTCGCCATTAGCTTACGCCACTATTGCCCGCAAAAGGGCCATTAAGAACTGATAATCCTCTTAAGCTACCTCCACTTCCGCTTGACTCTCTATTAGCCTTTCTTCGTGCGCGTGCTGCATCAGAAGTTTCTTTATTCTTTTTCCTTAATGCATCTCTTTCAGCAGCATTTTTTTGAATCGCCTCTATAGCCGAATTATTAAACGCTATTTTATCAAGAGTTGTCTTATTGTCCTCTGTAGAAACACCTGTCGAAACTAATTGGCCCCTATTATTAATTTTATTTCCCATAGCATAGGATTTAGTTTTTATTTATTCTTTTTCTTTGACTCTGCTTGTTCCATCAGAGAAGACTCTGCTTTTTCTGACTTCAATCTATTCTTTGCATCTTTCTCAGCCTTCTTTGCAGCTTCATTTGCAAGCTCCCAATCTGATTTCTTTTTAGCATTACCCATAGCTTGAACATATGACATAGGTGTAGGAGTAAGTGACAATGGTGTATCACCATTTGGTCTTGCTTTAGCAATCCCGTTTTGTTTAGATTTAAACATAGCTTTTAGCTTTTAATTATTGAAATTTAACTATTGGAGAAGTTGATAATGGAGTATCACCCATTGGTCTTATTTTAGACACAGGATTTCCCTTAGTTATAATAGCTTTTAGGTCACCCTTTTTATCATATTTTTTCTTGACAACACCCTCTATTTTACTACCACCATACATATCACCCTTCTCATTATAAGTATTAGTGTAATCTGTTACCACAGTTTTTCTAGGCGTAACACCATCTCTTCTAAGAACTGTTTTAGTTTGTGTAGCAGAAGTGCTATTTGGATTACTTTCAGTAATAACTGTCTCTTTTTTTACTCTTTTGTTTCTAGGAGTCAACATAGCTTTTTAGTTTTTTATTATAAAAAATTGATTTATCTTTACAAAAGTAATAAAATTAAATCAAATGAGAAAAATAACTAATGATTACCTAAAATATTGGAGGGTAATAAGATATTACGTTAAAGAAAGGTACGGTCTAACCCAAGCAGACCTTGATATGATACTGTTCTTGAACTCAGAACATTATTTTGATAAAGATAAATTTAAAGAGTTTGACTCACTTATGAGCTGGAACAAAACTAGGTTTGATTGCCTACTAAGAGACGGTTGGATAGTTGTATTTCGCAGAGGCTTCAAAGGAAGTCGAGCAGTCTACACCCTTCCATACAAAACAAGCAGACTAATCGTGTCAATATATCAAATGTTGAGCGGTGAAGAGATACCAATGGGACAAAACAATAAGATGTTTAACAAAAATGTCAAATACACCGACAAAGTCTACAGGAATATGATTATAGAAATGAATAAGTCATTTAAAGGTAAGAAAAGGACCGTTAACGAACTATAATACCACCACTACGTCCCCCTCTACAATTATAGTGCACTGAATATCATTGATTATCATCGTGAAACTACGACCTTTGTCGTAGTATATCTCATCACCTTCCTTTATATTAGCCACGTCAGTGCCTGAACACTGAACAATAGCACGCTTGTACCTTAACTGATTGGTGTCCTCTCCTGATAAAATTAGTCCCGACTCAGTCTTTACCTCTTCATTAATGTTTTTTACAATAATGTATTTCCCGATTGGCTTCATATTAGTTTGAGTCATATGTTCGTGCCATTGTAATAATAGCATTTGTACTTAGTATCGTTGTCGCTACACTCACCGCGTTCTGTAACGCACTCCTTGTAACCTTTAATGGGTCAATTACACCCATCTCAATCAAGTCACCCATCTCATCTGTCTTTAAGTTGTACCCATGTCCATCTTTTACCTCATTGCTGTACACATTGTCAACCAATATCCCTGCATTTTGTAATATCTGAACCAATGGAGACCTTAATGCATTTCTGAAAATAGTACGAGCTATCTCCTGCTCCATACTATGACCATTCTTTAAGAACTCTTCGAAGCTAATCTCATATAAAGTCTTACCTGCACCTGCTAATATACCCTCCTCTAGTGCTGAACGAACTGCACACACAGCGTCATCAACCCTGTCATACAACTCCTTCTGCTCCAAGTCAGTATTACCACCAACAAATATCACACCTATACCACCTGTTAAGGATGCTATACGCTCAACTATAAAGTCTTTGTCATCCTTTCGCTTCGCTAACTTATGTGCGTCCCATAATTGCTTAACACGCTCGTCTATCTCTGCTTGGTTTACATTCTCGTTTGACTTTAGTATCACCGTCTTGTCCCTGCCAATTATGACCTTCGCAGCATGTCCCAAGTCAGTATAGTTTATATGACTCAAGTCATCACCCGTACCCTCACTGAAATATGTAGCACCCACACTTATCGCTATGTCTTGCATCAACTCATGTTGCTTGTATCCAAAGTTAGGCGGAGCTACTACACATATCTTTAAGTTACCCTTCATCACATTCGCTGCCAATGTGTTCACCACATTCGAATTACATGGAGCTATAATTAATAACTTCTTACCCTCGTTGATAATTGGTTTTAATATGTTCTCTATCTGTAATATATTATTTATGTCTACGTCAGCCACCAAGATCATGGTGTCCTCAAATATACACTCGTCTCTCTTTTGGTCGTTTATAAATAATGGCGAACTATACCCTCTATCTACCTTGATGCCCGTAGTAGTCTCTGAATATGTGTCCGATGTCTGTGAACGCTCAACCGTAACCATACCATTCTTACCTACGTCACCATAGACCTCAGCTATTATTGTCCCTATTGCCCTATCGTTGTTAGCAGATATAGTAGCAACGTCAACAATCATGTCATCACTTACCTCCCGAGACTTCTCTCGTAATCTCTCCACCACCTTATTAGTTATCTCCGATAAATGTCGCAAGACTTCTGTCCGGTTATGATAGTCCTCGATTAACTCAAGCCCTCCCAATACCAATGACTCAGTCAATACAATAGCAGTCGTAGTCCCGTCTCCTGCACTCGTTGCAGTTTGGTCCGCCGCCTCCTTCATCATACGTACAGCTAAATTCTCAACAGGGTCCAACAAATCTATAGAACGAGCAACAGTTACACCATCCTTAGTTACAGTAATCCCACGTAAGTGATTAACCGACTCTATCAAGACAGTATTACCGCCAGGTCCTAATGTGCTCTTTACAGCATTAGACATTGTTGTTACTCCTTTGATTAGTTTCTTTCGGCCCTCTTCTCCGAAATGTAAGTTCTTGGGTGAATACCCTGCACTGTCCATCATAAAAATTAAATTAAATTATAAAGCAAAGATAAACCAATTTATAATATAATAGAAATTTATTTTTCTTTTATATAAAAACCTTAATGTCGTTTTAAATTTTCCCTATATATATATATATATTATATTACTATATNNGNTTTTCTCTCACTGTATTTTCTCTTTAAAATCGACATAATCGACATTAAAAGAATAAAGTATTAATAATCAGTTAGTTACAAAAATAAAAACGACACTAAAAACGACACAAAATATGTCGATTCTTATCTTTTAAACTTTAATGGCATCATTATCTCCATTCCCTCCTCCATCATTTCTGATTTCATATTACCCAATGCAACAGCTTCTGAATACATACTAATCTTATCAGCTCGCTTTAAAGCTTTCTTTAACTCCGCAGCTTTCTCAATTCCGCTCTTTGAACACGCCCTATTGTTAATCAATCTACCGTCCTTTACAGTTAAACCATCGTCCATTATTCCGTAAATACTTCCTAAATTTTTTCCGTACATAATCATTTGTTTTAGTGAGTTACAAAGGTATTAATTTTTATCAGATAATAGTAGTAGTTGGGTGATGGTATGGTATGGCGTCGCCGTTCCACGTACGGAAACCACATTTTTTTAGGGGTGTGGGGTGCTGAAACGCCCGTATTTACTAGGTTTTTTGGCGTTTTTCCTACCATTTCCACCACCACCACCGCCGAACACCACCACCACCACCACCACCACCACCAAAACACCACCACCACCACCACCGCGCCCCGTCCCTTACGCGCGTACCTACTAGTCGCGCGCACGTGTACAGGATTTAACTAAGACAAGGGAAGCACCATTAAAAACGCTGAAAGTCAATAGCAGTAAGGGTTTTAGCACTGCCCATCACCTAAATTCAACTAACAAAACATACGCAACAAAACTTTTTTTTAAGCTGAAACGTAGTGTTGGCGGGGCTTTCAGTGCATACGCAAATAAAAAAAGTGAATTATTTTACTTTTGTACTTGCTATTGTCAAAAAATGTACTATCTTTGTATCGTTCCAATGGTGGAATACTAACTAACAATTTATTTAAACAATTTAATTTTATTTATTATGAAAACATTATTAAGATTATCCGAAACAAATGTAAACTTGAAAGACGGGTTAAAAATTGAGTTAATTCAAACGACCATCGCAAAAAATCAAGGCAATTCGAAAGGTGTGTTCAAACACACTTTATTAATGGCTGATTTATTTGATAAAAGTTTAACCTATTTCAAAAGTAAAGAGTGCAAAGATTTATTAAAAGCTAATCAAGTAGTAATGAATGTAGAAGAATTTTTATGGGATTATTTTAATAGAAAAAAGTCCTTTGTCTATAGGTGTATTAAGGCTAACAGAACTACAGAAACAGAAAAAAAGCTTTACTTAGATAGCGATCAAGATTCGTATGGTATTGAAAACTTTTTGAAATTCTTAAATAATGGCGAAAAGGACGACAAGGCTAAAACAGAATTCAAATTAAAGTTGACCTTTGGAGATGCTAAATTGAGCATAGACGATAAAGACGAATTGAAAACAGATTTAACGCCCGAACAAATTAACGCCGTAATTACTATTTTAAAGCGCAAATTAGACGGAATGGCGTAAGACAAAAAGTGTGTTTAAGCACACTTTGTACATTTAAAAATTGCACTTGCTTATGGCAGGTGCTTTTTTTATTGCCTATATTTTTATCAATTCGAAAAGTGTGTTTGAACACACTATTAAAATTTAAAAAAAATGACTACAATAATTAAAACGCTTTTAATCTTGTCTATTTGTGCAGGGTGCAACAAGCAAAAT